GGTGGCCTACCTCCAAAGAATCGAGGCACGACTAGGCCGAAAAATTTTTGAAAATCCTCTTGCAACGACTTGAGGCAACTGCAACACTACGTCCGCAACGATGACAATTTTTTGGCAACTGGGCGTAGAGCGCGTCGAGGTGGCGCGACAGGGTGTTTTGGATTTCACCCGTGATTGATCACCCAGTTGCCATTCCCCCTTTCAAACTTGAAAGTCTATACCGCCAAAGCCACAGCAGCGATGCTTCAAATCTGCACCGAGACGCTAAGGCGAATCGTTCGCAACGACGGCATCCAGCACAGGAGAATTGGCCGACGAATCCTTTTCACCGAGTCCGACATCGCGGCGATTCTTGAGAGTCGAGCAATGACCGGAGCTGTGAATCCGTACGCAGCCAAGAAACCAAAACCGCAGAACAACGAGAATACAAATGAGCAGCAACCTACAAACCAACCTGACGGTAGCAGTGCCGTCTCAAACGCAATCGCTGGCAACGACCAGCACTGACAGCGGCGAGTTCTACTCCCGCATCGGGACATCGCTTGAAGCGGTGAAGGAACTCGGATCTTGGATTGCCAGGAGCGGAGTCTTTAATTGTCAGAAGGATGAGCAAGGGAACATGATTGCCCTTGAGTGTCTGGCCACACGCAAGACTCCGTTCGATTTCAAGCGAGAGTTTCATCTGGTCAACGGATCGTTGACGATGCGGTCAGACGCGATGCTTGCCGGTTACCGGACTCGCGGCGGCAAGGTTATCTGGAAACAGTTCGATTCGAACGCCGCGATTGCTATTTGGAAGTACGACGGCAACGAATGCGAAATCGGATTCACGACTGAGGACGCGAAGCAAGCTGGCCTATTACCCGCAAAGCCAGGATCTGGCTGGCAGAAAGATCCGTCGGCCATGCTCCGCGCTCGCTGCATCTCAAAAGCTATTCGGATGCTCGCTCCCGAGGTTGTTGCCGGTGTTTATACCCCCGAGGAAGCCGCCGACTTCAACACCCCATCAACACCCACCGCATCCACTCCGACGCGCCAGACGGTCAATGTGACGCCGGAATCAACCTTCTCGCTGACAGACAAGCTGGAGCAATTCCTCGAACCGCACAGCGACATCGCCAATGCGTTTCTCGTATCAAAGAACCTGATCAAGGAAGGTCAGAACTTCCGCGATGTCAGCACCAAGGTGGCCAACATGATCGTGTCCGATCCTGACAGCTTCATCATCAAGGCTAAGGCATTTTCAGCTCCCACACTCGAATGAGCATTCTAAACCGCCACGTTAATTTCGACATGCCAGCGGAGAAGTATCACGCCGTTGATGCTCTCTCAAAGTCGATGATGACCAAGATCCTCAAGTCGCCAGCGCACTACAAGGCAGCGTTGGACGAGCATCAGGAGCCGACGAAATCCATGCAGCTTGGCACGGCGATTCATACCGCTGTTCTCGAACCGCAACTGTACTCGCAAGTCGTCGCCGTGATTCCGCCGGACATCGACGGTCGGAACAAGGAGGGCAAAGCGTGGAAGGAGCAGCATAAGAGCCGCATCCACCTGACTCATGCTGAGGACATCGATGTCCAGGGCGTAGCGAACAGCGTCCGCCGCCATCCGTTCTGGGACATCATCAACCTGCCACACAAGATCGAGGCGAGTGTCTTCGCTCAAGATGAGGAGACTGGCCTACCTCTGAAAGCTCGCCCTGATCTTTGGGTCGAGGACCACACCCTGGTCGATGTGAAAACGACCGACGATGCTTCGGCTGAAGCATTCTCAAGGACCGTCACCTCGTTCGGCTACCACATTCAAGCCGCGCACTATCTGGCGATGACCGGAGCGGAGAACTTCATCTTCGTCGCCGTGGAACGCAAAGCGCCGTACGCCATCGGCATCTACAAGCTGGACATCGAATGGCTTCAGGCCGGTGAGAACCTTCGCAGGAAGGCCATCTCAATGCTCCACGAGTGCCGCGCACTGGACAGTTGGCCAGCCTATCCGACTGCAACACAAACGCTTTCATGCCCGAAATGGGTGCTGAATAAATCCGAGAGTTAGACCACAATCCAAATCCCTAAAACAATATGTTCAAAGTCAATCGTAAGGACGCCGGAGGCAGCTACATCAACGCTGAAGGCGAGTACACCGTCACCGTGATGAAGGTCGAGGAAACGCTCGATGCAAAGGGCCGCGAGGTCTGCAAGGTGACATTCGCAACCGAGGACGGATCGAGCATCGCCGACCGTTTTATCAACCAGGAGAATGTCTGGTTCCGCGTGAATCAGCTTGTCGCCGCCACCAACCACAATGTGCCGGATGGAACCGAGGTGGACTTCCTTGGCGTCAAGGGCAGCTATGCCAACTTCCTGCGCTCAATGATTGGTTTAGAGTTGGCCATCACTGTCCGTGCTGAAGAGTACGAATCGAATGGAGAGAAGAAGAAGGCGTATCGCATCAAGAACATGAAGGCAGCTCCTGCGCCGACTGCTCCTGACGCGGACGAAGAAAAGCCGTTCTAAACTAAGGAAGACGGGGGGAGGGGAGCGCATTCCTAGTTAACGCTCAAACCTAAGAATTCAATTCGCATCCATGAAAGTCAAAATCGCAGCAATCACAAAACCACTTGTCGGCGACGGTAACATGACCGCATCCGACTTCATCACGTTCGCAGCGCGAGTCAGCAATCCGTCGAACCAGATGAGTCTGCTCACCGCTCCGAAGTTACTGGCCTACTGCATCAAGAACGGCCATTGGAGCATTTTCGAGCAGGCCAGCATGACGGTCGAGATTCAGACCAGCCGCGCCATCTCCGCTCAGATTATTCGTCATCGCTCGTTCTGCTTCCAAGAATTTTCACAACGGTATGCGCCGAGTGATTCGCCGGAGCCGGTCGAACTTCGCACTCAGGATCGAGTCAACCGCCAGGGAAGTGGCGACACTTTCGATCAAGACTGGGCTTACGACGCGGTTGCCAAGTCTGTCGATCTTGCGTTCAAGACGTACCGCTCGCTCCTGCAAGAGGGTGTGAGCCGAGAAACCGCTCGCATGGTTCTTCCGCTCTGCACACAAACAACGCTGTACATGACTGGAAACATCCGCTCATGGATTCATTACTTCGAGCAGCGGTGTGCGAAGGGTACGCAGAAGGAGCATCGCCAGATCGCGCTGGCTATTCGAGACGGCATTTTTGCCGAGCATTTCAAGGTCATTCACGAAGCGATTACGAGCGAATAAAATGAACAAACCAAAACCCAAACGACCAACATCGAAAGTCTTCGTCGTGTCAGACGACACGCATCGGAGATTGAAGGAATACGCAGCAAAGAGAGGATACAAACTGCAATACGTAGCAGATGAGGCAATTGCAGAATATCTAAAGAGACAGGAAACCAAATGAGCAACCAACCAAACCCAAACGTATTTTTCCGAAGCGAGGACATGGGAATCGGAAACTTTCCAATCAAAGGAGGAACAATCAACGACGGAGGACCGGCGTTTCCAACTGCTGCAACCGCGACAACGCATGGATTCTATCAAGACGGTCAACCTTGCATGACCCATTACGGTTCGAGATCTGGTATCACTGTCAGAGACTACTTCGCGGCGGCTGCGTTGCAGGGAATCATCTCGGACGCGAGCGTTCCGGCCAGTAGCAAGAAGGATGGGGAATTGGTTTCCCGATCTGCCTATGAATACGCCGACGCGATGCTCAAAGCGAGGGAGGGCAAATGAGCGACGACACTTTAGCAAAACTCACAGGCGCAGTTGCTGTGAGCATGTTCATCATCGGAATTATCTTAGGATTCACCAGAGGTGACACGGCACTGAGAAAAGAAGCCATCCTCGCAGGAGCCGCCTACTACACAAACGACGCAAGCGGTAAACCGCAGTTCAAATGGAAGGAGTGTAAATGACACAAGAACAACAACGAGTAGCTATCGCGGAAGCGTGTGGTGAAGATAGCGACAGTATCGTGAGGGAACTTATCCCCGACTACCTCAACGACCTCAACGCCATGCACGAGGCGGTTTCCATTTTTGATTACGATCAAGCCGACGAGTTTGAAGATCATCTTTGCGACATTTGCAAACGGTTGAACGACGAAAAAGAGAATCCTGCGCCGTGGAGGTTTGCAGTTGTTAATGCCACCGCATCCCAACGAGCAGAGGCTTTCCTCCGCACGATTGGCAAATGGAAGGAGTGCAAATGAGCGACACCCCAATATCAGACAGTACACCGCACAACGTAGCCGATCTGGGGATGCGGATCAGGATGATCGAACGCGAACTCCACGCAGCAAACTCAATCATCCGTCAGCAGCAATTGCTGGATGAGGAGAACCTGCGGCTTCAAGACCGCATCAAGCGGCTGGAGGACTGGAAGGACTCCGCGATGGCCGTGGAGCGCGAGTGGGATGCGAACGCTATTTCAACGATGCTTGGTGGACAGCTTGGCGAGTCTCAACGTGTCGTCATCATGCGCGAGGTGCCGAGGCTTCTGGAACGCATCAAGCGGCTGGAGGAGGGTGGGGATGAAGCAATCTGCCCCTTTGAATATGCGGCCCGAGTGAGAATTTGGACAGAAGCCAAGGAGGCCAAGCTGTGAGCGCAATGAATTGTATTGGAAAGATACTCAAACGGTTTCTTGGAATTGCGTGTTCTCATTATTGGCAACCGCTAAACGACAGTTTCCATGGCTCACATTCTCACTGGGACGTTGCATTCAATGTTAAAAGAAAATGGAAATGCATCCATTGCGGTAAGCAGACGCTTTCAGCAAATCCAATTAGCTTCATCAATCAAAATAGAAACAAAGCCAAGGAGGCCAAGCTGTGACACTTGAAGAACGAATACTGAGGATGATTCCAGTTTTGGATCTACCTCCAGATCGAAACGAACTCCGCGCAATCGCAATCGACGCTCGCAAGCTGGAGGATCGAGTGAAACAACTAGAGCAGGAGAACGACGCTCTCCGTGCCGATCTGCTGCTGTGGAATGAGAAGGAGGTGAAGTTGTGAGCGCAATCCATTACGCAAAGACAAATTGGGGGTTTGATTGGGGTGCAGCCAAAATCGAACGCTGCTGCTCTGATTTAAAGAAAGGATGGGTGGTTTTAACCGTCCAAACTCCGAAGCATCAAATGGGAAAAAACGAGATTCAAATCTACGTCACCAAATCTGGAAAGGTTCGCATCAG